ATACGAGGACGCCAAGACGATGGGCAAGGACTGGGGACGATGCTGGCTGCCAGCCGGCCGGCACCCGCTCATCCAGCTGCGGCGCGCCCTGCGCGGCTACCGGGCGATGGACGTGCTGGTGCATGAGGTGCTGCACGCCGCACGCCCTGAGCTCGACGAGCAGGCAGTCGAGGCCACGGCCACGGCTATCGCGCGCGCGCTGTGGAAGGCCGGCTATCGGAGGATGGATCAGTGAGGCAGCGCCCGCCCAGGCTGCGCGTCGGCAAGCCGCGCGAGATGCCGATGGCTGCTGCACCTGAGCGCGCGCCGGGCTCGACGCATGAGCGTGGCTACGGGTGGAACTGGCAGCAGGCTCGGCGCGTCGCGCTCAACCGTGAGCCGCTGTGCCGCTACTGCATGGAGCGTGGCATGGTCACGGCAGCCACCGAGGTCGATCACATCCGCGCGTTGCGCGACGGCGGCGACAACGCGCTCGACAATCTGGCCCCTTGCTGCCACGAGTGTCACCTGCGGAAGACGATGCGCGACGTGTCTGGAAGGAAACGGCGTCAGACCGGGGGGGGTGGCGATTCTGGCCCGCCATCGGCATGACCAACCTTCGGCCCTCAACACACGCGGCTCCTAGTTTGCCGCACGGCTTTCTAGGAGCCGCCAGGCTGCGTTTTGTGGGGGGTGCGTGCGCCGTTGGCGGTGTTTTTTGCGCGCGTGGCTTGTGGGCGATCGTAGCGGCCGCGCATTTTTTGTATGGGACATTGGCGGCGTTTTGACGCCGTAGAAACGCAGGCATCGACAGCCTGCAGAGAGGAAGTGTTCATGGGCAGTAGAGGACCAAAGCCAACGCCGACGAGCGTGCTGAAGTTCCGAGGGAGCGAAAAGGGCATGGCGCGCGAGGCTGAACCCGAGGGCAGCGACGGTCCCCCGCTGCTGCTGCCGTTTGTCGCCAGCGACGAGGTGGCGCGCCGCTACTTCGACCGGCTGATTGAAGACCTGCGCCGGCTGGGGCTGTACGCGGCAGAGGACTACCAGGCGCACAACGCGCTCGCGCATGCGTCGGCCGAGTTCGAGCGGGCGCAGGCTGCAGTTCAAGAAAAGGGGCTGGTCCTTGAAACTCCGCATGGGGTTGTTATCAATCCGATGAAGAAGGCGCGCGATGATGCGAGGGCTGAGGTTGCGCGCCTGTCTCGCTGTTTCGGCTTGACGCCGAGCGACCGTGTTGGCCTTGTTTCTTCCAAGAGAGCGAAGGGGGATGCCAGCGGGATCGAGTCGATCCTCAAGTCGAAGACGGCCTAAGCTCGCGCCCGTCGCGGGCTTCAACGCATCGGCAACCGCCGCGAAGGGCGACTGGTTCGACGCCGACGAACTGGCGCGCATCGACCGATTCTTCGGCCTGCTGTCGCATCAGAAAGGCGTCTGGGCTGGGAAGGCGTTCGAGCTTCTGCCGTGGCAACGCGACCTGCTTGGATCGCTGCTGTGCTGGAAGCGCGCGGACGGCACCCGGCGCTTCCGCCAGGCGTACATCGAGGTGCCACGCAAGAACGGCAAGAGCACGCTGGTCGCCGGCCTCGCGCTGTGGCTGCTGCTCGCCGATCGCGAGCCGGGCGCCGAGGTCTACTGCTGCGCGAGTGCGCGCGACCAGGCTGCGATCGTGGGCGATGCCTGCCGGCAGATGGTGCAGTCGAACCCGGCGCTGGCGAAGGCGGTCGAGGTGTTCCGCAACGTGATCACCTTCGGCAACAGCAAGCTGGAGATCCTGAGCAGCGACGCGGGCACGAAGCACGGCAAAAACGCATCTGCCGTGATCTTCGACGAGGTGCACACCTTCGCGGATCGCGATCTCTATGACGCGATGGTGACTTCGATGGGCGCGCGCCAGCAGCCGCTGATCGTGTCGATCACGACGGCGGGCCACGACCGCGAGAGCCTGTGCTGGGAACTGCATGCCTACGCCGAGAAGGTGCGCGACGGACTGATCGAGGATCACGCCTTCTACCCTGCGGTGTTTAGCGCTCCAATCGACGCAAACTGGAAGAGCCCGAAGGTCTGGCACAAGGCGAACCCGTCGCTGGGCGTTACCGTCACCGAAGCGTTCTTGCAGGCCGAGTGCGACAAGGCCAAGGAGCTGCCCGCCTACGAAACGACATTCCGCCAGCTCTATCTGTGCCAGTGGACGGAGTCTAAGCGCGCATGGATCAGCACCGACGCTTGGGCGGCGTGCGCGTCGAGCGATGCGACCGCCGAGCGCCTCGCGGGCCGCGAGTGTTACGGCGGGCTCGATCTCTCGACGACCACCGACCTGTCGGCGCTGTCGCTGATCTTCCCGTGCGACGACGGCAGCGTGGACGTGCTGTCGTGGTCGTGGTGCCCTGAGGATGGCATCCGCCGACGCAGCCGCAGCGACCGCGCACCGTACGACGTGTGGGCCTCGAAGGGCTTCCTGCACCCCACGCCCGGCGCGGTGGTCGATTACGACTTCATAGCCGAGACCATTCGCCAGTGCTGCAAGCGCTACGCCGTGAAGTCGATCGGCTTCGACCCGTGGAACGCGACGCAGCTCGCGAGCGGGCTGTACGGCGAGGGCGTGCCGATGATCGAAGTGCGCCAGGGCTACCGCACACTCAGCGAGCCGGCGAAGAAGCTGGAGTCGCTGGTGGTGTCGCGCAAGATCCGGCACCCGAACAACCTGCTGCTGAACTGGTGCATCTCGAACGTGGTCTGCGAGTCTGACCCCGCCGGAAACATGAAGCCCAGCAAGGCGAGCAGCACCGAACGCATCGACGCAGCCGCGGCGCTGGTGACGGCGCTCGCGACATGGCTGCACCAGAAGACCGACGCAACCGGACCAAGCGTCTACGAACAACCCGAAAGGACCATTCAATGGCTTTGATCGACATCTTGCGCCGATACCTCGGCCCCACCCCACCGCGCTCCGACTTCGAGGACACCGTGCCGATCGGCCAGCCGACGAGCGGAAGCGTGCAGTCGTATGTGCAGTCGTACTCCTACACGGGCGAGAGCATCACGCCGGCACGCGCGCTCGAGGCTCCGACCGTGTTTGCGTGCGTGCGCCTGATCGCCAGCAGCATCAGCCGACTCGACTGGCAGGTGCTGCGCGAGACGCCCGAGGGCAAGGTCGCGGACAGCGAGCACCCGCTCTACAACCTGCTGAACTACGAGGCGTCAGATGACATCGGCGCGATCCAGTGGCGCGAGATGGCGCTCACCTCGGCGCTGCTGACGGGCAACTTCTTTGCCTACATCCACCGCGACAAGGCGGGCCGCCCGGTGGCGCTGGAGCCCCTGCGCAGCGACTACGTCGCCATGTATCGAGACGGCGACAACCAGCCCTACTACCAGGTGTGGACGGGCCGATATACGGGCAACAACGCCGAGAAGCAGATGCGCCGATTCCGTGGCTACGACATGTTCCACCTCGTCGGGCCGACGACGTTTGAGGGCATGCTTGGCGTGCCCTTTATTCACCAAATGCGCGACCTGATCGGGCTCGAGCTGGAGGTCACGGAATACGTGACGCGGTTCTTCGCTCAGGGCGCAGTGCCCGGCGGCGTGCTGAAGATGCCGGGCCGCCTGAGCCCCGAGGCCAGCAAGCGCCTGCGCGATGCGTGGCAGGCGGCTCACGGTGGTGCAAGCCGCGCCGGCCGCGTGGCCGTGCTGGAAGACGGGCTCACCTACGAGCCCATCACGGCCACCGCGAAGGACAACGAGCTGATCGAGATGCGCAAGTACTGCCGCCAGCAGATCGCGGCGGCGATGGGCGTGCCCGCGCACAAGGTCGGCGACACCGAGAGCCAGAGTTACAGCAGCAACGAGCAGGCCGACGCCGAGTTCGTGAAGCACACGCTGGCCGGCTGGGCTGCGCGACTGGAGCAGGAAGCCAGCCGCAAGCTCCTCCAGCGCGGCGAGCGCTACTGCACCCGGATCAACTTCGACAGCCTCCTGCGGGCCGACATGAGCACCCGCTACGCCGCCTACGCGGTCGCGGTGACCAACGGCATCCTGACACCGAACGAGATCCGCGCGCGAGAAGGTCTGCCTGCGGTCGAAGGCGGCGACAGCATCCGCCTGCCCATGAACACGGAAGCGCCCGGGCAGCCCGCTCCAGCGCCGAGCGAGCCCGCTGCGCCATCGGACGGCGTGCCACCGTCGGTGGACGTGGAGCCCGAAGCGGTCGCTCCTAGCGTGGATCTCGACGCGCAGGACGAGGCTGATGCGTTCAACGCGGCCAGAGCGGCGGCGTCCGCGATGGCGGCCGTGCGCCCCGCCGTGGAGGGCGCCTTTTGTCGCCACCTCCAGCGGGTGTCGGATTACCTGCTGAAGCAGCGCACGCAGGCCAAGCTCGACAAGTGGGAGCCACCCATCGACTGCATCGACGACGACCTGCGCGCAACGGTGCGCACCCTGGGCGGCCTTCTGGGCAACGAGGAGCGCGCCACGAAGGCGCTCGACGCCGCCCTGATCCGCCACGCCCGCCACCTGCGGAGCGCGGTGACGGCTATCGGCACCCTGTCCGAAACGATCGACGGCTGGCGCGACCTTCCCCAACTGGCGGCCGACGAGCTGCTGGAGATGGTGCGCCTTGAAACCACACACGCACCCCTGCTGGAGACCACCACCAATGCCAACCCCGAAGCCTGAAACCCGCGCCCTCGGCACCCTCGCCCCCGCCGCCGACCTGAAGGTGCGCGGCTACGCCGTCGTTTGGGAACCCGCCTATGACATGGGTCGCGAGATGGAGCGGGTCGATCCGGGCGCCTTTGCCCGCTCGATGGAGGAGCCCGGCGACATCGCGCTCCTGTGGAACCACGACACCGGCAAGCCTTTGGCCAGAGTGCGCGCCGGCAACCTGCGCCTGTTCACCGACGCCACGGGCCTCGGCTTTGAGGCGACCCTGCCCGACACGGCGACGGCCCGCGAGGCCCACGCCCTGGTCGAGAGCGGAGTCGTGAGCCAGTGCAGCTTCGGCTTTATGGTGCGGGCTGAGAAGTACGAGAAGGGCGTGGACAAGCCCACCCGCGTGATCCTCGACGCGGACCTGTTGGAAATTTCGCTCGTAACGTTCCCAGCGAATCCATCGACCAGCGTCGAGGCTCGCGAGGCGCAGGCGGAGGCGGTGCGCCGCACGATCCGGCTCATGCCGCCGCGTTGACCCCCCGCCCTTGCATCGCGTTTTTTTGACGCGACAATGGCGGCCAATTGAATACCTGCCGCGCGTGGGTGCCCCTGCCTAGTGCATGCACATCACCGCGCGAGACAGACCTCCGTGCAGCCCTCGTGGCGCACTGGCCTGCATGCGGACGTTGAACTGGAAGACAACGAACCGCCGGGCTAGTGCGCCTTTTTCGTCGCACCCCGGCGCTAACCGGAGACTGCGATGGAGAAGAAGAACCAACTGGATCGAAATGGCGAGGAGTACCGCGCTCTGTTTTCGCGCTACCTCTCGCGCGGGGCGTCTGGCCTGAGCGATGTCGAAGCTCGTGCCCTCAGCGAGGGATCGGCAGGTCTTGGCGACGTGCTGTTCCCGACCACCTACTCCAACATGTTCATGCAGGAGCTGGGCGACGACGAGATTCTCGGGAAGGTCTCCAAGGTCTACTCAAGCACTGGCACATTCTCGGTGCCCGTAATCACGCCGATCGCCAGCGGCGGCTTCAGCGTGCAAAAGAATCCCGGCGAGGGAAACACGATCATCGACGCAACTGCAAGCAGTCAGGCCGCCGTGACGGTTCCGACCATCGCCAACCCAGGCACTGGCGTCACTGGATCGTCAACTTCGACTTTCACTCTGAAGCGCATCAGCGTGATGGTGAAGACATCCAAGGAACTGCTGGAAGACTCTGCGCAAATGGGAGACGCGAGCGTCGAATCGTTTGTGATTCGTCAAGCCACGCAGGACATCATTGGGCAGTTGAACAAGCAGATTCTGGTGGGCAACAAGGATGACAGCGTGACCGCCGGCACTGGGAGCACCGTCGGCAGCGATGCGTGCCACGGCGTGTTCAACACCTGCCGACGCTACAGCCGGTCGTATACGACGGCGGCTGTTGGCGGATCTTTGGACAGCAGTCTCATCAAATCGAACCTGCAGTCGTTTCTGTTTGGATACATCAACAGTTCGGGCATGCCTGTGCAAAATTGGAAGCGAAGCACCCTAGTGCTAAACAGCCAGCTAGGCCGAAACGCTTCTGCCCCACACGGAACCAACCTGATCACCAACCAGACCGTGCAAAACGCAATCGTGATGGGCACCAATCGTTACATGTTCGGACTTCCGTGGACGCTGGCCGACATGACGGTTTCCAACTCTGGGACGACGCAAATCCAGAGCTCGAACGAGCCGATGGCCGTGCTTTGCGACTTCTCCCGGTACCTGCTCGCGTTTGCCGGCAACGGCATCAGCGTGACGCGACTCAATGAAACTTTCGCATCGACAAACGAGGCCGCGTTCATCGTTTCGGTGCGTTGCGCTGGTGCGCTGATTGACGTGAACGCCGCGATTTCACTCCAACTCGCCTAAATAGGCAAAGGAACAACACCATGAAGGGCTACAAGGAACTGCGCGAGGGCAACGACGCCCGCTACCGCGCCATGCAGAACATGATCGAGGCGGCGAACGCCAAGGGCGGCGACATGAGCGCCGAGGACACCGCAAAGTTCGACGCGCTGAGCGCCGAGTACCGCAACGTGCAGACCCAGATCGAGCGCAACCACTCGCTGATGGGCCTCGCTGCGAAGGACAAGGACGGCACCGCCGCGTGGGTCGATACTGGCCCCGACGCCCCCGAAATGCGTCGCGCTCCTGCGGCGACCGAAACCGCCCAGCGCGCCCCGCGCTTCGGCGATTTCCGCTGCAACGCAGACTTCGAGCGCGCCTACGACGCCTACCTGAAGCGTGGCGAGCTGGTCGGCCCTGCTGAGCAGCGCGCCCTGGCCGAAGCCACCGCGGGCCTCGGCGACATCGTCGCCCCGACTGAGTTCCACAACCGCATGGCCGAACTGCTGCAGAAGGTCGTGACCCTGCGCAAGATCGCACAGGTGATGCCGCTGGGTTCGTGGAAGCGCGACATCGTGATCGAGAGCAACGTGGCGGCGGTGAACTGGACCGGCGAAGGCTCTGCCATCTCCGATTCGCTGAACACTGCCAGCACCTACACCAACGTGGTGCTGCAGCCGTGGAAGCTCGCCGGCCTCGCAAAGGTCAGCCGCGAACTGGTGGACGATGCCCCCGCTCGCGGTCCTGGATTCTCGATCGAGAACGTGATCACCAACTCCTTCGCCAAGGGTTTTGCGCAGAAGGAAGAGCAGGGTTTCCTGGTCGGCACGGGCTCGTCGCAGCCCACGGGCATCCTGACCTACGCCAGCAACGGCCCGAGCGTTGGCCAGCAGCTGTCTGCCGGAAACAGCGCAGTCACCGCCAAGCAGGTGATCGACTGGGTGTACAGCCTGCCGCGCGAGTATCGCCAGCACCCGAGCTGCGCGATGCTGGTGTCGGACACCGTTCTCGGCTACATCCGCAGCGCTGCGGCTACGGCGAGCGGCACGGCTCAGTACTTCTGGCAGCCCAGCGGCGTGCTCGGCGAACCCGATCGCATCCTGGGCATCCCGGTGTACGCCTCGGCTTACGTTCCCGCTCCGGCCACCACGTCGCAGGGCTTTGCTAGCGGCGGCGGCATCTGCGGCATCATCGGCGCCTTTGACTACTGCGTGATCGGCGAGCGCTCCGGCTACGGCCTGCGCGTGCTGAACGAGCTGTACGCGGCGTCGGACCAGGTGGGCTACGTGGCGACCAACAGGGTCGATGTCAAGCTCACCAACATGACGGCCTTCACTTACCTCCGCGGCGCGGCCAGCTAATCGGCTGACACTGCAACACCCCCCGCGGGAGGGAAACCTCCCGCGGGGATTTCAAGGAATCGCATGCGCATCAAGATGCTCCAGACCGTCGGGACCGCGGACGAAGGCTTCGGTGAGGGCCATGTCTATGACGTGCCTGAAGCGCGCGCGATTGAGTTCATGTCACTCGGCTGGGCCGAACGCGCCGAGAGCCACCCAGACCAGCCTGAAGCCTGCGTGAAGCCCGACTGCTGCAAGGCGGTGAGGAAGGCAGCGAAGCGATGAAGACGAACCTGACCGACGCAGGCGCAGTTACCGCGGCCGTAAGCACAAGCGACCTGAAGACGCACGCGCGTATCTATCACGCGCAGGACGACGCATACATCGCCACGCTCGTGCTCACGGCCACGCAGTGCATCGAGAACGAGACCCGGCGTGCCCTGATCACCCGGGCGTTCTCCTACCAGCTGGAGGAGTTCCCCGCGTCCGGGCAGATCATTTTGCCCCGCTCGCCTTGGCTGAGTGTCTCCAGCATCACCTACACCGACACCGCCGGCGCGACGCAGACGCTGGCGAGCAGCAACTACCACGCCTACAGCGTCGACAACATCGGCCGCGTGGTGCTGAAGAGCACCTCCTCCTGGCCGGCCACGCTGGGCACTGGCGCGCTCGACGTGACGATAAATTTCACCGCGGGCTATGGCGCAGCCAGCGCCAACATCCCCGCCGCCCTGCGCCACGCCGTGCTGCTGCAGGCTGCGCACCTGTACGACAACCGCACCGCCGTCGGCCCGACGCAGCTCTACGAGATCCCGCGCACCGTCGAGCGCCTGATCGTGCAGTACCACTCGGGGGACTACCAGTGAACCCGGGATACATGCGAACGCCGCTGCAGATTCTCGGCACGTCCACCGCTACCGACGAGTACGGGCAGCCCATTCGGACTGTGAATGAGGGCGACAAGACGCTGCTGTTCGCCGCGATCAATGAAGCGAGCGCGGACGAGAAGACGCAGCATCGTCAGCTGAGCCAGGTAGTGACGCACCGCATTCGCATGCGCTGGCATCCATCCGTCAACCACCGCACGCAACTGCGCACCGTCAGCGACGAGCAGGGCATGGTTTCGCGCACTTGGGAGGTCGTGACGGCCGTGGACTGGCAAGAGCGCCGTCAGTACCTCGACCTCATGTGCCGGGAGATCGTGACCTAATGGGCTACTCGAACGTGCACAAGGCAGTCGCGGTGCAAGGCGTCGAGCAGGTCAACAAGGCCATGCGCGAACTCGGCACCACTGTGCTCAAGCAGCTCACCGAGGAGATCATGACCGAGGCGATGGAGCCCGTGCGCTTGGGCCTGCTCTCGGAGTTCTCCGCACGCGGCGGCAAGCACGACAGCCAGAAGCCGTCAAAGACCGGGCGCTGGAATCGCTGGATGTTCAAGACTTACAAGACAGGCTCCGCGCCCGGCTTTTCGCGTGCGCAGGTGAAGCGCGCGTTCACCATCAAGGGCTTCGGCTTTCACTTCTGGACCGACAAGCGCGGCAACTTCCGTTCCCGCACGAAGGCGTGGGCGCCAGGCATCTGGATCATCGACGCCGGCCGATACTCGGGCCTCGCTACCTACCCCGGCTGGCGCGTCATCCTCAACCTGTACAAGCGCCTCACGGGCGGAATCAATGCGCACATGGCGACCGAACTGCCGCGGCGCATCCTGCTCGAAGCAGCGAAGCGAGGGCTGTCGTGAGCAGTCAGGCGATCGTTGCAGCCGTCCGCGATGCCCTGACGCAATCGACCAGCGTCACGAATCTGGTGTCCACGCGCATCTTCACTGCGTTCCGCGACACCACCACGCTGCCCGCCATCGTGCTTACCACCGGGCAGGATGCAAACGTGTCGCCGACCTTCGGCCGCACCGACTGCCTGCGCAAGTTCACCGTCGAGGTGGACTGCATCGCCTCGACGCTGAAGGTGTCGCGGCAGATCGCCGAGGCCGTGCGAGTCAAGATGCACGGCGCAGCCGGCACGAGCCGCAGCGTGCAAATCTTTGAGATCCGCGAGACCGGGATCACCAGCCAGTACGACGTGGGCAGCGAAGCCACCGAGACCGGCATTCACATCACAAGCGTCACGCTGGAAGCGACGTACCGCTCCAGCTCCGTTTTACCCACGACCATCACCGAAGCCGGTGGTGGCGTTCCTTGATCTAGGAGGATCACCCCATGCCAGGAATCACCGCAGGCGTGCCAACATTCGGCACCACCGTCTCGATCGGCGCAGCCATCGCCGAAGTTCTCAGCGTCAACCTCGACGGAATGAAGCTCAACACCATCGACGTGACCACGCTCGCAGACCGTCATCGCAAGTTCGTCGCCGGCCTGATCGACAGCGGCACGATCTCGATGGAAGTCAACGTCCTCAGCGCCCACAGTGCGCTGTGGGATTCGCTGGACGACACTGCCGCAGCAGCAGGAACGCCCCCTACCACGAAGGCCTTTACGCTTACTTTCGGCACTTCTGGCACGACACACACCGCATCCGGCAACTGCTTCGTGACCGACTACTCGGTCAAGGGCGGACTGGATTCGGCGCTCACCGCGTCGTTCACCATGAAGATCACCGGCGCCGTGACCCTGGGCTGATTTATGAGCGAGATCAAGGACAAACTGCTGGGCCTGAAATCGAAGGTGCCATCTGAAACCGTGTCCATCCCCGGCGTCGGTGAGGTCGAAGTGCGTGGCCTCACCGCCGCCAAGCGGGACAGGTGGGAGATGGAGACCTTCAGCAACAAGGGCAACACCGTCCGCAACATCCGAGCCAGCCTGGTGTCGTTGTGTCTGTACCACGACGGCACACCGCTGCTCGGACCCGCTGACGTTGACGCCCTCGGAGAACTGCCCGCCGGCCTCGTCGATCACCTGTATGACATCGCGAGCCGCGTCAGTGGCTTGGGCGTCAAGGATCGCGAAGTGCTGGAGGGAAACTCCGAGAGCGCCCGCTGAGACAGTTCTTGTTTCGGCTGGCGCTGGCGTTGGGTAGGACGGTGGCAGAACTAGAGGAGACCATGAGCAGCCACGAACTGAGTGAGTGGATGGCCTTCGAGGCGATCGACGGACCGATCGGAAACCAGCGCGCCGACATGCGCGCCGGGATCATCGCCGCCACGATCGCCAATTGCCACCGCACCGCGAAGTCGAAGCCGTTCAGCCACCTTGACTTTATGCCATACGCGGAGAAGCCCAAGACCTCGCAGGAACAGATGGCCGAGATGCTGGCGAAGGCGTTCGGCGTGAAGCCGAAGTGGAAGGAGTAAGCCGTGGCAAGTTCAAGCATCAAGATCGCGCTGGAGATGACGGGCGTGCAGGCTTACGCCAACGCGACCGAGCGGGCAGCGCAGGCGAACGAGAAGATGGCCGAGCGGTCGAAGAAGTCGATCGCCGGGATCATGTCCTCCACCCAGCGCATGGTGGATATGGCGACGAAGTCGAAGGAGCAGATGACGCTGGAGAAGCTCTCGGCCAGCGGAGCGTCGCCCGATCAGATCGCTCAGGTCAAATCCCGGTTTGCCCAGGTTGAGCAGGTGCGGGCAGCCGAGAAGGC